AGATCAGCAATGCAACAAACTGGAATGTCATTTGATGAGTTGAAAAAGATAAAAATGGAAGCCGCTGTCGGCAGTATTGATATGACCGGTTTGCTTGATAAATCAATAGCTAGTGCAAAAAATATTTTAAAAGAAAATCCAAAGATGACAATGAGACAACTGGTTCAATTACCAGAATTTGGTTCTGTAGTTGCATCAGCTAGACAAGTTGGCGTGGCAAGTGGAATGAGCGTAACAGATACAGCATCACTAGTGGCCGCTATGATGAATTTACCAGAGTCTCAACGTGCTGATTTTACTAAAGAAATGGAAAAAGTGTTAGCTAAAACCTCTGGTAAAGGAAGAATAGGAGAAATTACAGAAGCAGGTGATGCGGCTGGACTTGCAGCAATGAGCGAATCAATTCAAAATATGAGTGAAGAATTTGAAAAAGCCGGAAAAGCAGCTTCACAAATGACGGCATCTTTCTTGGAGGCTATGCTAAAGTTTCAAGAAGCTATAAAATCAGGAGACAATCAAGCTGTATTAAAAGCATTTCAGCAAATGCAACAACCCCAAGGCGGAACAACTCAACAATAATGGATATTAGTAATGTCAAAAGCATTTGTTAAGGATATTAAACCTTATAAATCATATAAAGTGAATAAAGATGGCCAAGAAAGGCTGGTTCATCAAACTAGTCCAGCTTGGGTTTTAACATTTGTAAGATGGGCTAATCGAGATACTTATAGATATACTTCTAATGTGAGAGCTCCAGACAGTTTTCAAGTAAAAGATCCGATGGTTGTTGTTAATGATTGTGTTCAAGTAACGACAACACAGTCAAAAGCTACTCATACTCCCATGATGTCGGCAATGTTTAAGCCAGGAGATATTAATTACGAAACCGCAATTGCTCCAGGTGATTTTGTTTTTTTAAATATTGTCGATTGGAACGATTATGCTCAAAGAATTGCAGAAAGAGCATTAAATAGACAACCAATCAATGGCGAGCATGATGGTTTTAAAGGTGTATTCAAGGTTCAATCTGTTAGAAAAATGCTTGCTATTAATCCAGAAACTGGAATAAAACAATTAATGTTTCAAATACAAGCATATGGGATGACCGAGTTAAATAACTCTATTTATTTTAACGATCAAGTAATTCCGCCAGATCAACAAGGTAAAACTTTGTTATTTTTTGATAGAATTGGCGCATCTATCAATTCTTTGATTACTAAAAAGGGTCAAAATGTTCAAGAAATTGTAAAAACCTTGGCTAAACTTTGTCTAGGAACTGGTCCTAGCGATTTGGGAAAAACCGATAAAGCTGGAAATGTTATAAGTCCAAATTCTATATTTTTAATACCATCTTTAGTCGGCGAATTATTAGGTATTAAAAATGCTAAATCTGTATTAGATATTTATAGGTTTATATTTGGAATACAAGAATACGCTGGAGGTTCTGTAAAAGAGCTTGCTAAAGGATTAAACCCTTCTAATTTACAAAATACTACAGGTTCATTTTTACAAACCAATAAACCTTGTACTGGCACTACCTTTATCAGGGTTGAATATTGGAACCAAGTGACAGCTTGGTCGTTGTTACAGCAATATGCAAATTTGCCAATAAACGAAATGTTTGCAAGTTTTAAATTGAATCCAGATGGTAAAATTATGCCAACAGTAACTTATAGACAGATTCCTTTTACCACTGAATCCTTTAAGGGTTCGGCTGTTACAAGGTTTTTAAACTTACCAAGATGGAGAATCAGTCCCGCCATGATTTACGATCTCAACCTAGGAAGGGATGAGGTTGCTAGAATTAATTACGTTCAGGTTTTTGGAAGAACTAACATAGGTCAAGATGTTAGATTTTTAATGAGCGAACAGATTAGGCTTGGAAATTTTAAAATAGATGAGGGTGATATTAAAAGAAATGGTCTAAGACCTTGGATTATAAGCAATAATTTTGATTTTCCAACAGAATCAACCAAACAATCCACTCTAGCACCATATTGGGCAAGCCTTATGGCCGATTCTATTATGGGGGGACATCTTAAAATGAATGGCCATATAAAATGTGCAGGAATAGAAGAGCCAATAGCCCCTGGCGACAATTTAGAATTAGATGACGTAGTATATCATATTGAAACAGTAACGCATGTAGCTTCTTGTACTCTAGATGGAAAAAAGAGATTTGAAACTATTTTAGAATTAAGTAATGGTGTTGATATTAGATCGGGCGAACGCGGTATTGTTTATGCTGGAATGGACAATATAGATATTCAAGATGAAGTAAAAAAAGATTACTCACGAGATGGATTGCTTCCTGGAATAAGCGATACTCAGTTTTCTTATGCAAGGGAAGACAACGGAGACACTCCAAGTGCAAAACGATCAATGTCAACAGAAAGCTTTACTCCAGCTGGCTTAAGAAAACCACTACCTAATAGAAAAGAAGAAGATAATACATCTACAACCCCTAAAAAATCTAAAGGTGGTCGCAAATGAATAGATTATCAAACGGAACTGTATTGCCAAACGGATTATTAGGAGTAGACACTCGGTCTATAGTAGCTGGTTTTAACAAAACTTATGCTAACCATTCTTTAAAAGCGGGATTTATTACTAAAGTATATCCAGTAGATAGCGAAGAAAATATTAACAAAATTTCTACAGAATATGATGTTGTTGTTATTGAACAAGATTCAAATAGAGGCATCACTCCAATTACATACAAACGCTGTTTGTCTGTTGATAGTTTAGGTTCAATTGCAGATTATTTTGAAGTTAAACGAAGGGGGCAAACAAAACAAAAAAATAACAATAAAAGAGATTTGAATGAACAAAACGGAGCAATTGTTCTACTTCTTTGTTTGAATGGCAATTCAGATTCTGCCATTATTTTAGGTGGACTAAATCATCCTGAAAGAAAAACCAAAATTAAGGGGGAAGGACAGCAATTATTTGGAGCATTCAACGGTGTTGAAGTACAAGTCCTACCCGATGGCTCATGCAGACTTAGTTTTAACGGCGCCACAGATAATGATGGCAAACCTATCGATTCTTCACAAGGCGTTACTACTTTAGATATTGAAAAAGATGGCTCCTTCCAAGTAAAAAATAAAGGTGTTACTCAAAGGCTTCAGAAAGATGGCGTATTTTCTGTTACAGCTGAAAAGAGCGGCTCTATCGATGCCAAGGAAAATGTTAGTTTAAAAGCCGGAGCAAATATTAATACCGAATCATCAGGCAATACGTCTCAAAAAATGGCTGAATGGCTTGTTAAAGCTAGCGGATCGGCAACTATAGAATGTGCATCATTTAAATTGCAATCACAAGGTGATGCTATGGTTAAAGCATCGCAAGTTAACGTAGAAGCGTCCTCCTTGGTTAAACTTAAGGGTTCACAAGTGGTTTTGGATGGCCTCACTTTTTGTGGCGGCCCAGGAGGAACACCTGCTCCAACCCTAAGTACTAAAGGTATTGGAGTAGGAAATCTTGGGGCACCTGTTATGGTTACCATGATAGGCCCGTTTGCAACAAGGACATTTATAAAATGACCAATTTAATGCAGATGTTAGGAGCTTTATTTATAGGCGCGGCTTTATCGCTAAGCCCCAGAATTCTACGCATTCATGCGTCAATTTTATTAAAAGGTTTTTGCTTTATCCTAATTTCTTGCATTTTAAAGATTATACTTTTTTCTTACGTAAAATATATTCCGCCAGGAATGTTAGAATTTATAGGCATGGTTAATTTGCCTGACCTATTTATTGTGTTTTTAGAAGATGCGCTTCACACCCTACCTCTTTTGTTATTAGATAGAATAGGGACTAAGTGGTCGAAATATTTAAAGTTTTTGTTTTTTCCAATGTCTGTAGTTGTTTTTTCCATAGGTCATGCATATCAAGGAATACAGGGTGCTATTATATCATTAATATACGTTCCTATGACTTATAAATTTGCCAAAGATTATGGGCTTGGAACGGTAATGTCGTTGCATATAATTTGGGATGTAACAATATATTTTTCTTCTTTATTCATACTTGGAGCTGTGCTACAATGAAGAAAATGAGACATCAATTAATTAAAACTTTAGATTTTAAAGAGATTTTAAAAAAAGAAGCTAACAAATTCTGCATCGAAGCTTATAACGATTACGTTTGTATAAACGGCGAGCACATTTTTGATCATTCTGATGCCAAAGAAATTTTTAAAAGTCTACTAAACTCTATGAAAGAAGCGTATAAAAACGCAAAAAACGATTTAGAAAGAGAACAAGCTAAGGAAGCCCTAGAAACACTAAAATTAATTCCATATCGAGTACATTGATATATTATGGCTTTGTCTAAAGAGGATAGAATTGCATTTACAAAAAAAATTGTGGAAGCTGATCAAACTTTAGCTACGTTTGATGCATCTCAGGCACAGCTTTTGCAAGAAAAACAAAAAGCTTTGAAGCTAGACGAAGGCCATAAAACACTTTTAGAATTAAGAACTTTAGCAATTAATGCATACCAGAACGAATTAGCACAACTTGATGGAATCGTTAGAACTCAAACAATTGAACAGCATTATATTGATTCAGCTAATTTTGTTTATGGAAATATTTACTATCCAAACGTTCCTGGTGGAACACCGCCTAGTATTAACCCTAATGTTTGGACAAAAACAAAACCATACCTTAGAACATATGCAATAGGTAAAGATAATAACGAAGCATATCCAGGAACTACTCCCACTGAACAGTCAAAAATTAACGCTGTAAAAGCCGCAATAACTGCTGCCGAAACTTTTTTAGATATTCAGCGAACTACTGGCCAAACCTGTTATAATGGTTTTTGTAGCTTGCCAGCATATCTAACTCAAACGGATTGTACTTCACACGGCGGAACTTGGACACCTGGACCGCCTGATAATATAACAACTTATCCTGCTGTAGTAACTGCTTTAAACAACCTAGTTACTGCTGTTCAAGATTATAAAAACTTTTTAATCGCAGAAGCCGCCCTTATTTACACTAACGATTTTAATTCAACTAGGCAAGCGCAAAACAATATCGCATTAAACAATATAAATTCTGTTATAATACCAGCAATTAACACATGGCAAGCTTATCCAAACTTTAATAATGCTCACGGGCAAACTACTTGCGCTGGATTTTTTGCGTTTCCAGTATCGTCTTTAGGACCCACAAAGCTAAGATCAACCGAATTAAATGCATTAAAAGCAGCAATTAATGCTCGCGAGTCTTTTATAGCAACCCGAATTACCCAACTAACTAATAATCTAGGTTCTGTCACTCAAAACCTAAGCGATGGTTCTATAACCGGATCAGGTCTTTATTTTGAACGAGCAACATTTATAAATTTACGTTTAGCCCTCCTTGGCGGATCTTTAATTGATCTTTTAGGATATGATCGAGCTGTAAATGCTCAAAACGATTTAAAAAATAATATTATCTCAGCTAAAAATACATATTTATCATTATTAGCTTGCACAGCTTTTGCTGCTCCAGCAAATAATACAAATAATATTCATGTAAAAAACTCTGCAGGATTTTCGGTGGGAGATACTGTATATATTGTTTCTGAAACACAAGAAGAGATTGTTAGAACAATTTCTGCTATTGTTGGAAATCGAATCGTATTAGGTCAGCCTGTTTCATCTAAATATAGAGAATCAGAACTTGCTAGGATGTATAAAGAGCTATGACAGACATATTGGAACAAACTTTAGACATTTTTTCGATTGTATTAATTGCTACTGCCACAGTGGGGATTTTGGGCGGCCTTCTTTTGATAGCTTTCACCGAAAGAAAATAGACAAATCTTTTGGGCAAAAAGAAAACGCTTCTTCCATATACTCTTCCCAGTTTTGCTTTAAACATTCTGAAGATAATAGAGATGGGTACATGATACTCAATGGACAATCGCCTTTATTATTTGTTTTTTTATACGTCCACCCGAACATTTCCCAGTAGCTTCCTTTTAATATTATATGTTTTCTACCACAATAACAATGCAGTATTTCATGAAATATTATAGCCTTCTTTTGCAATTCGCTTGAAAATAAAAATATATCCCAACGAACTTGTATAGCTTTTCTTGCACTTTTTATTTTAGGAATAACACATTGTGCGGCAGTATTGGCAGGAAGAAACAAAACTATAGAATAATCAATAGTTTCTAAATTAGACATTGGAATGCCGCTTCTTTCGCTAAATTCCTTAACATACGGTTTTAAGCTGTACTTGTAAATTTTCTTGTGCATCCAACCATTTGTAGCACAAGACACAAAACCTGCTGTTAAAAAGCAAAATAGAACTATTAAAAATCGTTTTTTCCATTTATTCATTTTTTCCGCCTTTTAATATTCTAAAAATAGGCCTTTTTCGTTTTAACGGCTTTTTCGGCAAACTACCCATGAAATAGCCAACTCGATACCCTAAAAATACAGAAAAACCGATACATGCAGATACCAAAAAAGTCAATAAAAACGAGCTATTGTTCATAATACTTATATATTACCCTATTTCAGGTTGAGGCCAATCTTAATTATATGAGCAAACCAGGGTCACCAAACATAAACATTGCAGACGCCACTAAAAATTTATCCAAAGACGCTGCTCCTGAATTAACAGGTACCAATAAAGGCGCCACATCTTCCAGCAGACAACCTAAACCTTGGGAAAAACAAACAAATACCTTTTTTGAACCGATAGAGATTGACAATTCTAGATGGGATAAACTGTATCCTTATAGGCTTGTTGTTGTAGACGTTCACAAAGGAAATGCCATTGTTTCAAACAAAAATGCTGGCAAAACTGAACCCGATATTAAAGTTTCACAAACCCCAGATAAATTTCAAATTACTTTTAAACCCTTTGATAATACATGGGAATTTATACTTCCTATAACTCCACAGCAACTTTCTATCCAAACCCAGTTTGCAAACCAAGTTTCAGCAACACTAAAAGGCATAGTAGAAGAGCATAACGGTGTAAAATTTAAGATTATTTCTGCCTCTGGCACGTTTGGTGTTTGGCCATACAAACCTAATAAGGCTTCTCCGCCAGGAAGTCCAAGCATTCTTGAAACTTTGTTTTCTGGAACAATACAAGCTGCAAATAATTTGGCAGGTCAATTTAATAGATTTATTAACACAATATCTGGTAAACATCCGGCAGCATTAAAACCAGAAAAAAGTACAACAGGCTTGTCAAGTACAGGCTATGCCTATGCAATGCGTTTAGACCAATTTCTGGAACAATACGCTGAAGCAAAAAAAGATCCAAAAAATGCTGGATGGCGATTGGTTTTTGATATTCCTAAACAAAATCAAGCATTTGTCGTCACACCGCAACAATTTGTTTGGCAGCAAAGTGTAGAAAAACCTTCTGAAATTAGATATTCTATACAATTTAAGGCATGGCGTAGGATTAAAATTAATAGTGTAAGCGCTTCCCCATCGCCATCGCTTAGTGCAATTACTCCAAATCTTTTACAAAGGATTATAAATGGTATCGACGAAGCAAGGCGAACTGCAGCTAGCGCTTTAAACCTTATTACTGCTGTTAGAGGAGATTTTCAAACTCCTCTCAATATTTTACGACAAACCGCTCTTTTTGTCAAAGACCTTGCAGGTATTCCTGTGGCCGTTGCTGATTTACCTAGACAAATTATTAATGATTATAAAAACGGAATAAAAGAAGCTATTGGAAACTTACAGTCTATTTCATTTAAAAACAAAAAAATGGCCGATGCAGTTAAAAAAATACAAGCAAGCCTATCCCTAAAAGAGGGATTGGCGGCTTCCGCTACCACTTTAAGCATGTTAGGCGGTGCCGCCGCTTTATCCGATCTTACTGACCCATCTAACGAAATATTTGAAAATCCAGAAGAGTATTACGAACTTTTTAACTCTATTCCTTTAAGCAGTCTTACCCTAACACCAGATCAACAAGATGAAATCGACGCTATTATTGGTGATGCTCAAAACCTGACGGTAGATGATATTATTCAGGCAACCAATCAAATATCGGAATTAGCTAGTCAAATCGCTAACTTATATGGTGCTGGGGATGAAACATATAGCGCTATTTATGATAAGCCAGCACCTTTTCAGCGTCTAACTGAGATGACGATTGATGAATATGATATTTTAAATAAACTTTACGAAGTGATCGAATCTTTACAAATTTTAACCGCAACTCAGGAGCTAGATGATGGCAGAATTCAATCTGCCACGGAATATGTCGCAGCCCTTGCCGCTGAATCTGGAATTACTTACGAAAACGCATCCTCTAAATTTATAGTCCCAGTACCATTTGGTCTATCTATCGAAGAAATAGCAATGCGGTATTTAGGAAACCCAGATCGATGGATTGAAATAGCTACACTTAATGCTTTAAAAAGTCCATATATTGACGAAACTGGCTTTGAAAGGTATCTATTATCAAATGCTGAAGGAAGACAATTTACCGTGGCCTCAAGAGAAAATCTTTATGTAAATCAAATAATTACAATTTATTCAAATAACCAACCAAGAACGATGAGGCGAATTCTAAATATAGAAACCATCAATGAAACTAACCATCTAATTACCGTAGATGGCCTAGATAATTTAGATGTATACACCACTTCAGCTCAAGCTAGAATTAAAGCCTATCTACCAGGTACGGTTAATTCGTCTAACCAAATATTTATACCAAGCGACTTAGAAGCTCCAAACGATATCAGAGCTAGGCCAATTCCACTTTTTAAAGCCGACCCATTAGTTGGATTGTCAAAGGTTGATTTATTGTTGACCGATTCAGGTGACATAGCTTTTGATAATTACAAGGATATTAAGCTTGCGGGTGGAATGACCAACCTTATACAAGCCCTAAAACTTAAATTTGCTACCCCAATTAGGTCTTTAATTAAGCACCCAGAATACGGCTCAGGCGTTGGTCCAGGTACAAGTACGGCAGAATTTACTGCAACTGATATTTATAATAAAGTTAGGGAGACAATCGTTGCTGACCCTAGATTTTCAGATATTGAACGCTTAAGGGTAACCTTAAAAGGCCCTACCTTAACTATAGAAGTAAGCGTAAGAATTGCCAATGGAAACGGTATCTTACCGTTAAGCTTCCAAATTTGAGGTAATATTAATAAATACTCAATCTTTATTATAAGGTCAAAAGAAAACCCATAATTTTAGTCGTGGGAGCTATTAGAGGGTATAAACTTGGCAACTCCAAAACCTAGATCATATGAACAATACCTTGGCGATATGTTGTCAACATTTCTGGCCAAAACCGGAATTGATGACATTAATACAGGCTCGGTTACTACTAGCTTATTTGAAACTGTAGCGCTTGCTTTAGCCCGAGCTAGTGGTGACATTTTTCAAATTTTACGAGATCAATCGGTTGACCGAGCTGAAGGCGAGTCTTTGCGTCGTATTGCTAGGGATGAGGGGCTAACCGAACTCCCAGCACGAGTATCTTCTGGCGAAGTAGTTATAACGGATACTTCATTCAAAAAAATCGCCACAAAAATTTATGCAGGTGATAAACCACCTAACATTGGTTCTACTGTTATTAAGATTTCAGACGGTTCTGAATTTCCCCCTACGGGAAGTGTTTACATTGGCCGCGGCACTCCCAATGTAGAAGGTCCAATTCCTTATTCTTCAGTTAATCTTATTGGCGGTTTTTGGCAACTTACTCTATCTTCTCCTACCACCAAATTTCATAACATTAATGAAAGTGTTATTTTATCTCAGGGCGGCATAAGAAATATCCCTGTAGGAACTATTGTCCGAGCCCCAGCTTCTGGAGCATCTCCTGCTGTATCATTCTCTGTAACCCAACCGGCTTTGATTTTAGATGGCGAAACAGAAGTAGCTGGCGTTAAAGTGTCGGCTCAACAACCAGGGTCTATTGGAAACGTACCAATTGGAGCAATTAAAGAATTCGCCTCTCCTCCATTTCCAGGCGCTAAAGTTAAAAATACTAGACCATTTAAAACTGGACGCGATACCGAAACTGATGAAGAGCTTAGAATCAGAATCAAGCGAGCACGTCTTTCTCGTGGATTGGGCACCGCTTTAGCTATTCAAAATTCAGTTATCGGAGCAATGCCTTCTGATGAAGCTGCTACAATCACTAGCGCTCAAATTTTAAATACTGTAGATGAAACCGTTCTTTATATTGACGATGGAACTGGATACGAACAAAAAGTAGCTGGCGTAGGAATTGAGTACTTAGCAGATAGCGCATTAGGCGGAGAAACTTATTTTCAGCTTGAAACGGGCGGAAGACAATCTAGTGTAGCAAAAGCATTTTTACTCTCAGAACTTTCTGCACCTTTTGATATTGTTGGGGGCGATGCCTTAGCAATTTCTGTTGGTGGAATTACAACTCAGCATGTTTTCCAAAACTCTGATTTTGTTAGTCCAGGTGGCGCAACAGCCTATGAGGTTGTAGCTTCTATTAACGGAAACAGTGCTTTAAATTGGCAAGCCAATACCTCGGCTGGTGGAACCAAAGTAGTTTTATTTGCTAAAGCTGAATCTAATGAAGATATTCAAGCAAAAGAGCCTACAACAGGAAGAAATGTTGCCGATATTTTAGGTCTTCCTGCAAACCAAAGTCAAACATTACGTTTATTTAAAAACAAAAAACCACTATCTAAAGATGGAAATGAAGCAAGACTTGAAACCGAAGAGCAGGTTGCTTGGTCACCATCTATTGCAAGTGGAGATACGTTAATTTTGTCAGTAGATGGTACCGCACCCATTACTTATACATTCACTGATGCCGATTTTATTGCTGAAGGAACATATCCATCCGTTTCTTCTACAAACAGTTTGGAATCTTGGGTAAATGTATTTAACAAGAAAATTACTGGAGTAACCGCATCTGTTGTGGGTGAACAGATCAATTTAGTATCTAACTTAGGCGCATCCAATAGAGCATCTTTGTCTATTGACCCAAGCTCTACTTTGGTATCTAAAGGAATGTTTTCGGTTAATAAAGGATTGTTTTCACAAGGAAAACAGGCCGATTATAAATTTTCTAGAAACACCGGTCAGATTAAACTAAATGTACCATTAGAACCAAGCGATCAGTTAACGGCAGGAACAGACGACACAGAAGGAAGAATCGAATCTGATGCTATTTTGGGCGGTGTTATTACTTTGACTGGAAATGCTCATATTTGGGTTTTATCTGACGACAAAAATGCTAAAATTATCAATACTGGTGTAGTATCAGATACTTTAATTGCAGTATCAAAACCTTTTACTAACATTGTTAGGTATATATCCAACGACCCATCCGCATTTTCTAATGTTCAAGTCGGTGATTATGTAATTGTATGGAGTGAAGAACTTAGCGCTCCAAACAGATTGGAAGGACGCGTTCATGCTGTATCTGGAGCTACTTTAGATATTAAAGTAACACCCGCAGAGTATGCAGCAGCGGTTGTTGAAAGCGGTATCATTTTTAATCAAGGTTTTGTTGTAGTTAGAACTAAAGAGGTTCCTCAAAAACTTCGTGTTCTAGCTGGTACAAAGACATTAAGTGATATTGCAGAAGAATTAAATGACCAAGCTAAAGGTGTTGAGTTTTCATCAAGTAATGATGAATTTTTAGTAGTTAAAACATTAACCAAATCATCAAACGGACACGTTATGATCGTAACGTTTGATGAAAACGGAAAACAACTGTCGTTTACTGCTGGACAGTCGGATACAAGTAATGAATCTTTAATTGCTTACTATGAAACAGGATTTACGGAAGGCGAGTTTCCTTTATTTTTCCATTCTAAACTATCTTCTGGCTCAGCAGCACTTCCACCAAATTCATATCTATCTTCAGTAGTTTCAGCAATTGCGCCTACATTAGACCCCAACTTTTTAATTGGATATGTTCAACCGTTTGGAAATATATTAGATACTTTATCTCCAAATGAAAAAACTTTAGTCAAATCTTATAGCGGAACCACACTTAATTTGGAACAAGATCCGTTTATTAAACGTTTAAGACCAGATGATCGTTATTATGCAGTAAGTCCTCTAGATTTTGGACATGAAGATGAACTTGTAACCATTATCGATAATGATCCTACAAATAAAACCTTTTCTATCCCAATGTATCGTGTAGCAAAAACAAACACGACATTGGCTGTAAACCCAACATCATTTAATGCTTACGATATTGATGGCGGCCCAACTAATCCGTTTACTACTTATTTTGGCACTTCATTTGATTTCTCAGATTTTAAAGCATTAATGAGAGCTAAAAATGTTATTAACCCAGCTGGAAACCAAAACGCTATCTTATATAGAGCAGTTCGATATGGAAGGTCTGGCGAAAACATTAGGATTTCATACATATATCCAAGCTCTCCAAACCAAAATATTGGTCATTCTGTACAGGTTAATGACACAGTTAATATTTCTATATCGTTAAAAAGCGGTGTTGCAATTCCTACTACAATAGACGGAACAACAGAATGGAATGTTACAATCACTCCAAACACTCCTGTTGCAGGCGTTGATCAAGTCACCTTTACTTGGAATGGAACGGGTACTGCACCAAACCTATCCGTTCTTTCAGGTGGAGAGTATGTAAATATTACACAAGAAAGCGAATTTGACAAAGCTAATACTGGCGTGTATCGAGTTAGCACCGAGCCAGGATTTACTCCTACCGCTACAAGTTTTAGCGTTCAAAAAGCGCACGGACAAGCTGTTGCGCAAACAAACGTTGCAACCTTAGTTTCTAATGCAATTACTTTCTATAATAGCGCAACAACAACTGCCCAAGAAATTGTAACTTATGTTAATGCAAATTTACAAAATTTTGTAACAGCAAGTCTTGTTAATGATTCCGGATTAACTGGTTCTGGAAATATTCCTCTTTCAACTGAAGAAGAGCTCAACTTTTCAGCAACAAGCATCGCTTTATTAGACGGTATCAATTGGATTGCTTCATCGAACCTTGGTGGTTCACCTCAATTTACGTTTAAACAACCCTTATCGCTACCTTCTGCTCCAGGATATGCCTTTAACCAAGGCGAAGAAGTCGTACTTGTACCAACTACGTTAGATCATGTTGAACGTTTATCTAAAAAATTGGCAGTAAGTGGCATTACTACTAATGCTAATTTGCAGATTGTAAATAGAAAAGGTAAGTTAGAAATTGCCACAAAAACTTTGGGTGGACAAGGAGCTGTCCAAATTGTTGGCGGCTTAGCTAATGGATCTGAAACACCTGTTTTGGACAATTCTTCTGTCATAAATAATTCACTTGTTAAAACATCAGTTAATGTATCTGGCCTTGCTGGACTTCATTCTGATCAATGGGTGAAACTTACAGCGTCTAACAAACAAGCAAAAGAAACCTTTTTCAAAAGTGGAACTAAAATAAGAATTGACCCAGCAACTCCAGGCGTTGGTCAATCTACTATTTCTTTATCCAACAGAACAGCTACAGACCGATTCTTTGGAAAACCAAGACATCATGTCAGAACTAGAGGACGAACTTTCAAGGTAGAAAAACAAGGTAAATTTACTTGTATTTCTTGGAATGGAGTCGGCGCATCGCCCGCTTTTACTAAAACGGTAGAATTAAACGATTCATTAGGCGGTACTCTAAACGTACATCCTGTTAGCGGCACAAGTGATGCTGAATACAGGATTTTAACTGGAAATACAAGGTTTTCAGAAGTGTCCATTGGAGATTTAATTACAGTCTCTAATATGGATGAAAGTGAAAACAATGGCACATTCTTAGTCACAGGCGTTTCCTTAGATGGAAAAACTGTACGAGTGCTAAATCCAAATGCGGTTGCAGAATACTCTCAAGCAACATTTACGATCACTAATAATGGTGATATTGCTGGCGACGATTTTATAGTAGATGGCAACATACTTCAAGCTGGCGTTGATTTTACGGTAGGTGTAAACGCAGCCGCTACGGCTATTAACTTAGCATCAGCTATTAGTGCTTTACCAGGAGTTACCGCAAAAGCTTCTGCAAACACTGTTATTGTTACCGCAACCACTCCAAACGCGTCTATTGCTGTTTCTTATGTTAATAACGTAGGTGCACCTGGAGCAACAGTATCTAGCCCTACATTGGTAGGTAGAAGTTTTGCTGCTGGTGATTTTGTATGTACCACTAAAGTCACAGAAGGTGATACTGTAGAAATTAAAGCGCCATTTAATATATTAAACCGTGGAACTTATCGAGTTATTAAAGAATTTAACAACTCAATTTATATTGATGCGCCAAATTCTGTAGAAGAATATGTCACTTTATCTGATAACCTTATTTCTTTAGGTTTTGATGCTACTACTCAATTTAATGTTGATGCATCAAATGCTACTATCAAACTATCTTGGAACGGAAACGGAACTGAACCATTCCTTGGAAATGCAAAAATGGGCGATGAGATTACCTTTGGAACAGATTTTGCTCCTAATAACCAAGGCGTGTTTATGGTTATTAAAGCCCAACCAAAGAAAAAAGAAAAATATAAAATCCTTTGTTCTGCCGGCAACCAGATGACTTCTGGTCAATATTTTTTAATCAATTCAGCTCTAGATGCTACTGAATATTACGTATGGTATAATATTGACGGACTTCTAAACGACCCAGCTCCGCCTGGAAAAACCCCATTACAAGTTAATATTAACTCAACCGACTCAGCAGCACAAGTAGCCGCAGCAACTGCTGCCGTCATAAACGGTAACGTCAATTTCACTGCTACTGCTTCGGGAAGTCATGTAACAGTAGAAAACGTAGGTTTTGGTCCAACTACAACTGCTGTAAACGTAAACGTTGCAGGACCGTTCTTTATTACCATCCTTCAAAAAGGTCAATGGTCATTCTTAGAAGCGATCAACCCTAAAGCTGTATCTGAATCTAATATCACTATTTCTAATATTTTAGAATGCCATAGACCAGCAATGCTATTTAGCGAATATGATGCAACGGTTGCTGGAGATTCTTTTATAGTTTCTAGTGACTTTTTAGGAAATGCTTCGCAAGGTACTTTCCCAATTGTATCGGTTTTAGATCAAGAAACTATTGTAGTTTCAGGAACTATGGCATCGGTAGAAGAAAGACCTTTATCTCCAAATGAAGGATCTATTTTAGTTCAAGAACAAAAACCATACACTGCTTATAAGAAGATTAAATTTATCTCTACAGATGGATCAAATGATTTAAGAGGTAATGTAGTTTTCTACGGAAGAGAAGGCGCTAATAAGATCAATGAAGATGCTGGCGTACAAATTTCTACAATGAATAAACTATCTTTTAGTACTAAATTAATACGCGGTATTGATAGTTATAAGTATCATACAGGATTGATTGGTGAAGCTAATAGAATTATTTATGGAGATCCAAGAGATGCCGCAACTTACCGAGGTGTTGCAGCTGCAGGTGCTGAAATTTTTATTAAAGAGCCTTTAACTAAGCGAATTCAGGTATCTATTGATGTAAGAATTGAAACGGGTATTCCTTTTACTCAAATTGTTGAGCAAGTAAGAAATAACGTAGCAGCACTTATTGATAGTAACGAAATTGGTCAATCTATCGCAATTTCTGATATTGTTGCCACTGTAAACTCTATCCCAGGTGTACGAGCTGTTGCAATTAGTTCGCCTCAATACGATGCTCAAAACGATATTATTAGAGTAAATGTTGGTGAAAAAACTCGTATTATTGATAGCATCTCTGATATTGCTGTAAGTGAGATTGGCTAATGGCTAGAGAAGAAGAATATAAAAGACTTCGCAAGCTTTTAAATCCAGCTATTCATGGACCTAATACCGATGCAGTGTTATGGGCGCTTGCTTCTGGAACTGAAAAGCTAATCGATAACGTAGAGGCAGTTCACGATCAAATTTATATTGCGACTGCAGAGGGAAGATACTTAGATCAGCGTTTAGCCGATGCCAACCTAATACGTCCACCTACAGTAGGTCTTTCAGACGATGTGTTTCGTGATATTGGTATTAGCGTTTTAAATACAAAACAAATACGAGACCTGATTTTAAAAATCTTAGGCACAATGTTTGGTGAAGATGCAATTCGTGCCACTTCCATATCGGGCGCCTATGAACCATATAACTTAGATGATGGCGACACACTTATTATACAATATGATGGCGCAGATCCTATAACTATTACTTTTGAATCTTCTCAATTTGCTAATATTAATACAGCTACGGCACAAGAAGTAGCCGATGCCATTACCAGAAGTATTAGAAAGCAAGGTAAAATAGGTTCTGCGGTTGTAAAAGATGACGGAACCAATAAATTTGTCGAATTATTGTCTAATACTCCAAGTCCATCATCTTCAATTAAAGTACTAGGTGGAAAGGCTCAAAACGTACTTTTATTTAGAGAAGCAAGACCTACAAGTGCTACTGCTTCAACCCAATGGACTGTTTCTGCTCAAGCTGGCGGAATTATTCGATATACGTGGAGTGGTGGAGCCAACCCATCGGTTGGTAAAGTTAGAAAAAACGACTATGTAAATATTTACGGCCCAGGATTTAATAATGCAAATAGGGGTACTTTTACAGTTATAGATGTTCGTGGCGGAAGTGTAAACAATGCTTATTTTGAAATTGAAAATCCAAACGGAGTATCGGAAATAGCGGTACAGGGAACCAATAATGGAGTTTTGTTTTTTAATCCTTACCGAATGACTATTTTGGATAAAACTAGATATGCCGCCGTATATCAAGCTGAACAACGGCTTTTAGAAATACTTATTCCCGCTACAACCAAAGTTGTAAGACGAGATAAAGCAGGAGCGGCTCACATCCATGGCTCAGCTTTTATAACAACTACAACATATAATGACGGTCAAAATCAAGTTACAGATATTACATTCCCAAGCCCAGGTGCAATATCAGATGGACAATACTTTCTTTTAAATACTCCTACAACATTGTATTATGTATATTTTGATACAACAGGTGGAAACCTTGTTGACCCAGCAATACCAGGAAGGACTGGGATTAGAATCAATATAAGCTCTCTTACCACTGCAACACAAGTTGCACAAGAAGTAGCAAAAGAAGTTAGTGGAACTATTCATTTTTCCGCAGCCAATCCATCAACACCTACAGCAAGAATTGCAAATGCCGATGTCGGAGCTATAACGCCACATTCAAATGGTAATGTACCAGGTATTTCTTTTTCTGTATACCAAACCGGAGTTAACGCATCTGTAGTTACAACTTCTGTTCCAAACCCTGATGAGCAATTTACAGATAACTTTGGCCCATACTTATACGATCCTTCCCAACCATTTACGATTTCAGATAAAGGTTCTACGCTTACCGCACAAGCTAGTCCTACAACCAATAAGATTATTCAAGTAGCAAACGCTAATAACTTCCCAGATTCACAAGGCTTTATAATTTTAGGATATGGCACGTCAAGACAAGAAGGGCCAATACCATATCTAGCAAGACCAAGTTCAAACAGTCTTTTATTAAACCCATCGTATCGAATTAAGAATACTCATCCAGTAGGAACCGATGTTGCCTTGGTTGCCTCAAACGGCCCTGTTATTATTAGTAAAACTGGGACTGATCTTCCGTTTTATTTAACCGATGTTGTTGCAGGCCGAGTTTATGCCGAAGATTTAATTAAAATGGTTGTCGCAACAGGAATTAGGCTTGTAATTACAATACTTTATCCAGGCGATGAAGGATTGTCAAAATGGGGTACTAAAGATTCTGAAACACCTATAATTTGGGGTCCATAATGAAACATATCGTATTACAAGGCGCGGCTGTAAGAATTTACCTTAATAATAAGCTCTATAAAGAAGCTGAACAGGTTTCGTACAGTATTGATTACGGAGCTAGTGAAATTTACGGCATTGATTCTCCGTTTCCACAGGAAATTTCTCCAGGGAGAATATCAGTTCAAGGATCAATAAACGGAATAAAAATTAAGAATTCCGGTGGGTTACAGGCATATGAGGCTATACCGCCTATTGCTGATATTTTATCGTCACCTTATATTTCTATCAGGATTCAGGATAGGGCAACAACAGAAGACCTTTTATTTGTCCCTTCGGCGATGATTACAGCTCAAAGTGTTCAAATTCCAGCGCGAGGAATTTATAGATTATCCTTTAATTTCAAAGGCTTAGTGCCATTTGAACCGCTAGATCGCAGTTAATCTAGTACATCTGGTGTGTATTTTTTGCCCTTAGTTTGGTATTTACAGCTGGGACAACGACGAATATACCAACATTCACCCATTTTGTAGTATTTTATGATAACAAGCTTATCACTGTGACAGGTATAGCAAGTCCTATCTGGAGCGGTGATGACAGGGAATGTATCTGGATTTGGAAGGTTTTTTTCTTCTTGATTTTTGGGTTCTTCGTATTTTTTAAGGCATCCTGGACACCAATTGGCATCTAATCGCTCTAAAGTTTTCCTTAATTTAGCAATTTCGCTTTTTAGCTTTTTGTTTTCATGGCTTAATTGAGAAACTTTGGTTCTTTCGGAGTCTGTTCTAGCTGATTTTCCACGTCTAGGCATGAGGGTTTCCTTGTCGCTATATTATTAAGATTGAGCCCTTAGAGGTATAATACCATTAAAACAAAAATAACGCCAAACGCCCAATCTTTGTAATAAGGTAATATATTTGGGAGTTTTCTAAATGGCAATTCGTAGAAGGCAGCAATGGCTTAGCCAACAAAGGGTCGATGTACCGCATTTACGATCCATTGAGTCCGCTGTATCCAATGATTTTGACGAATTATTAAAATCCGTAATTACAGGCGAAGGACAAAGCTATGTAATACGCGGATTTGAAATTAACATGACCGGCCTTATCGGATCTGCTGCTTCAGGCGCCCAAATGCTTGTGGCAGACTCCGCAATTTTACATGGTCAGTCAAGAGAATCAGGTACTTTTTACGTAGTATCGTCTACCCAACCTCCTGAAATTTTGAACTCCACTATCAATCCTCGCGTTCAAGGTGCGTTTACCCCAAACGCTGTTAACTATATTGGTATTGAATACGAAAGAGTAATCGATAACTCAACAACAGACCAAGTTTATTTTTGGAATCCATCTAGTAAAACAGAGACTTCTAAAAGTGTACCTCTTGCCTCAATTCTTAGATACAAAATTGTTATTACAACAAGCGTTTGGGCTCAAAATGTATTACCAATTGCTAAAATCACAACTGATGCTGCCAATAACGTTGTAGAAGTAACTGATCACAGGCCAATGCTTTACCGCCTCGGTACCGGCGGAAGAGCTACTCCAAATCCTTCTTACGTATATCCATGGACAGATCAAACTCCTAACAGACATGAAAACCCACCCAACTCTTCTTCATCTGCCATCAACCCTTTTAGAGGCGGTGATAAGCAGTTAGGCTCTTTAAAAGAATGGATGGATGCCGTTATGACATCCATCTTGGAAATTAAAGGTACTGTATTTTGGTATTCTCCAAACGTCGGCGGAAGTGCGGTTAATTTAAGGACAGACTTAGGAAATACTGTATTTACAGGCCATGGAAGTATTACTCACCATACAGTAACGGCCGGACGTATTAACTGGTCTCAAGATATTGTAATGCGCGTTATCGGTAGCCGACTATCTTATACATTGTTGGCTAACCCCACTTCTACAGATATCGTCCTTGCAGATAACCAAGTAGCATATATCAATATAGTCCGTGGACAAGATATCGTACCTAACCTAATTTTTGTAAATGGTTCAGCAGTTGTAACTTCTGTTGGAGCAGTGAGTTGGACATCTAACGTTCAGCCTGGCGACTTTATTAAGCTCGCGGCAGAAGATGATACTAAATATTATAAAATTTTAACAGTAGATTCTTTAAGTCAAGTAACCTTAACTGAACCATTTCCTGGCACATCTACTGGACCAAGTGGCGCAAAAGCAAAATACGCTTGGGGAACATATCAAACTAGTCCAATTCCTTCAACCAATAGGCATATTCGTATTGCAAATAGAGAGAATGTGCCAAGCGGTGAAAATGTTTATTGGTTATTATTGCGTTCAGATAACGGAGGCTCAACCCCAAGAGTTTACGCTAGATTTGTAGGACAAGAACTTGAGCAAGGTGAAACTGTAGAAATTAACGATACAACGTCAGAGCAACTTTTTGCTTATGTTGGATCTGCCGGTGATTCTGACAATTTTCCTGTATATTCTAATAAATTAGGACCACTTCTTCCAGAAATCACCGACATTACATGCCCCCCTGGCTCATCAATAACTTCTGGCCAATACTTTTTATTATATGCTGCCCAAGATTTACCTGAATATTATGTTTGGTACAACGTAAACGGAGGCGGCGGCAATCCAAGTCCGATTGGAAAAATTCCAATTCAAGTAAACATTAACTCTGGCGATTCTGCTGCACAAGTAGCTACAGCAACAGCTGCAGCTATTAACGCTGTTGTTGATTTTAACGCAAGTGCAAGTGCAAACGTTGTTACTGTAACTAATGCTACAGCAGGAATGGCAACGGATGCATCAAACGTTAACGTATCAGGACTTTCAATTACGATTGTACAACAAGGTTCTGGCGCTGCAAACCATACAGTAGTTGACGGTGACAACTTAACTTTAGCAATTAAACGCTTAGATAATATTATTGCTGGAATTGTTAATAACGTAGAAATTGATTATGAAGAAAAAATTGAGGTTGTAGCTTCTTCTCCTGGGCCTAATCAAATCCTTGGTCCTGTACCTCCAAACACTACTATTACAATTCCATTAGATTCTAGAAATGGAAATGCAGCTAGATCATATGTTGTTGGTAATGGAGAACTTGAAGTATACCTAAATGGTATCAAATTAATTTTAGGCTCATCTTGGGATGAAGTAGGATTACCAGGTAGTGAATCGGTAAATATTGAAATTTTAGAACAGTTAGAAGTTGGCGATATACTCATTTTTAGAATAGACCCAAGTAAAGTTATAGGTAGTGGTGGTGGCGGAGGCGGAGGAGAAGCCAACACTGCATCCAATATAGGTGGTGGAGCAGGATTATTTAGCTCCAAAGTAGGAACAGATTTACAATTTAAATCACTTGTAGCAGGACCAGGTGTTACAATTACTCCAGCTCCAACCACAATTACTATTTCAGCTGTTCCAACTGCTTCTGCATTAAATGTTCAAACAGTAACTGGATCAAATTATAATGTG